TGATAATGACTATACCGCTCTTATGTGGGCGGTAGAGTTTGGTCACAGTTCAATAGTGGATTTATTAGAAAAAGCAATAAAAACTGAACAAAAAATAAGAGGTAATAAACAAGCCGCTATGGAACTAGTAAGAGATAGGCATGAAAAAGTACCTTCCTTACATACGCTGATACATCGAGATATAGATAGCAATGTAACAAACCTATATAATAACGCAGTTAGGCAGGGTACTGTACCACCCCCAGGTAGAGGTAGCAAACTTGGCGGAAAAAGAAAAACAAGAAAGTCAAAGAATACTATAAAGAGACACGCGAGGGCGAACAAACGCAAGAAAACAAGAAGAACAAAGAGATATTAGATAATGTAAATATGTCAATACGGATATTTTTCCATACAAGAGAGATATATATATATATATATATGATGGCAGCCGAAGAAGTAGTCCCTGCACAGATACAAGAAGTTTTAGGTACAGAACTGGAAGTAGATCAAGAATATTATGTAGAAAAACAGTTCCGTATCGCGCGGAGCAATGGAGAGCAAACTTGGAAAACCCAAGAAAAATACTCGGCTATATACTATGGTCCATTTGAACACAATCAAGGAGGATTTATAGCGAAACAAATTTATAAGGGGAGAGCAATTGTTAATAAAATGTATTATCATCCACTTACGTATTCCACAGATCCGAATACTACTGAAGAGAATAGAACGCGATTTTACAAAAAGACCGACACACAAAAAAATCAAGAAAGGAGAGACAACCTGCAAAAAAGAGAGGCGTTGGCACAGACGTACGAAAAACTACCTGTTGACCAATATTACGGTAATGATGGACAACCCCAATTTGCCAGAGGTCCAGGTGGAGAACGTTACCTACTTGGTGGCGGGCGTCGGAAGCGGACGTTGCGCCGCGCCTCTAAATCAAAAAAGAGACGCAGCGCAGCGCGTTCAAAAAAGAGACGCGCGAGGGCGAACAAACGCAAGAAAACAAGAAGAACGAAGAGATAGAAAGAAACACCTGCAAATACATGATAATATTACTATCATCATGTATTTTTACAAACCCACAAATTGATTGTATCCCATACGAATATCCCATAATTAACAACATACATTCACCATGGATATGTCCGACGCTACACTTATTGCAATGATTACCGACGTGTGTAATGCATACAAACCTCCTGTGCTGCGACGTGCGACCAATGCCGACATCGACGCGGCACAGACCGATTTCGACCGCCGCATCCAGACCGAGTCTGTTCCCGGTCACCGCGAGCAGGTAGAATACGGTGCGAAGAAGCGCATCAAGCCCTGACGCACGGGAACCAAGAGCCAGCAGATCCCTTCCAATGGGAACTTTGGCAAGTCATCTGGACGGACTTAATCGCTCAAATCTCAAATATTACATACGCGTAGTGCAGCGACGACGAAATGACGACAATAGACCTAAGGTTGGGTTATCGTCCGAGATGTCGTCCTTGTGCTAGCTATACAACATTATATGTTATTTTTTATTATCACGTATATGTAATAACTTGATGTGCGATACCATAGTGAAATTCTGTACTAAATAAATTGAATATACATACATCGTATGACGGTACACTAGATAAGCTTCGGATTAAACAATCTAGACATTCCTGAATATATTTAGATAACCATATCGCCATATTATGTCAGATAACCATGAATTCAGAATATTTGACTTTCACATTTACAATAAGACAGAGGATGTAGAAAGTGAAGACAATGGTTCTAATGATGGGAATAATAAATATAAACCACCTCCTCAAAAAACGTTTACTGTTCAAATGTTTGGAAAAAATGTTGATGGAAAGTCATGTTCTATTACGGTATGTGATTTTAAACCATTCTTCTACGTGAAAGTTGGAGACAAATGGGGAGAACGGGAAAAGATGATGTTTGTGACACATTTGAAAAAGAAGGTAGGAAAATACCATGAAAATAATATTGTCAGCGCCAAAATAGTGCATCACAAAAAGCTCTATGGATTTGATGCTGGAAAGAAGAATACATTCTTGTTGATCAAGTTTGAAAATATCCAGGCAATGAATAGGGCTAAGAATGTATGGTTCGACGAAGATCGTCGGCTTCTGGCAGATGGGTATCACGTGTCAATAAATGGAAGCCCATGTAAAACTGAGATATTTGAATCGTTTATTCCTCCACTTCTAAGGTTCTTTCATATCTCTAACATGAGCCCATCTGGTTGGGTAGGTCTTCCTAAGAATAAGACGCTTTGTGTTTCAGAATATGAAAAGACAACCCATTGTGACTACGAGTTCGAATTGTTGTTTCGTGATATTATTCCTCTTAGAGATAAGGAGGATCGTGTTCCACTCAAGATTATGAGTTTTGATATTGAAGCAAGTAGTAGTCACGGCGACTTTCCTGTTCCTATTAAAACATACAAGAAACTCGCAACAAATATTATCGATGTGCAAAACAAGCTTGATATTGATCTTGATCCAGAAGAAATCATCCGTTATTCGATATTGCACGGATTTGGCATGTTGAACCATAAAACTGTAGATTACGACGAGGATGATGACAAAACATTGATTGTAGACTTATTTAAACTACATATTGATACAGTGTATCCCAAAAAGGCGCCTACCCTTAAAAAGGTAGAAAATGCAGTTAAAAATATTATGTCGCATAGTATTGAAAATGTTAATCACGTTCCAGTGAGTTCCGAAAATACACTCATGCAAGCATTTGAAAATGCGAATAATAGCATGAATGAGGTCGATACTGGAAATGTAAGTTATCTCAATGAAGAAAGAGATGATGACGACCATGATGATACAACTAAAAAATCTAGCGTAAAAACTATCTCCTTAAAAGGATCTGGAAAACGAGTTGCAACTAGTAGTGTGAATAAGACAAGTGTTTCTGAACTACTCAAATCGAATTCTACAACGAGAGAGTTGAAGATCAACCATCTTACTGAGATATTTGGATCATATCTTCCTCCAGTAGAAGGCGACAAAGTAACTTTCATTGGTTCGACATTCTTGACCTATGGAGAAAATAAACCTAATTATAATCATTGTATAGTGTTAGATACATGTGATGATCTTGGTATTGAAAACACAGATATAGAAACATATCAAACAGAAAAACAAGTATTGCTTGCATGGCGGGAGTTAGTAGTTCGCGAAAACCCAGATATTATTGTTGGTTATAACATATTTGGTTTTGATTATAACTTTATGTTCTTAAGAGCACAAGAGACGGGTTGTTCGGCAAAGTTTATTGAAATATCTAAACTTAAAGATCACGTTTGTGGGTCGCTTGATGAAAACACTGGAAAATACGATATTGATCATAGCAGTATTACGTTAGCCAGTGGAACGCATGATCTTGGATATATCAAGATGCCTGGGCGTATTCAACTAGATTTATATAACCATTTTCGAAGGGAAGAAAATCTTGTTTCGTATAAGTTAGATTACGTTGCTGGACACTTTATTGGAGATTATGTAACCAAGCTGCAACATAGTGAAGAGGGCGATGATGTAGAGACAATGATTGTAACTAAAAATATGACGGGGTTACTCGTTGGAAGTTATGTTCATTTCGAAGAAATTGGTCACTCTACTGATTATTATGAAGCTGGTGCTAAGTTTATGGTAACATCGGTTGACCATGAAACCAAAACCTTTGTTATCTCAGCAAAGGTTGCCCCAGATATGTCTAAAAAGGTGCGTTGGGCATTGGCAAAAGATGACGTCACGCCAAAAGATATCTTCAACTTAACTCGTGGAGACGCAAAGGATCGTGCAATTGTTGCGAAATATTGTATTCAGGATTGTAACTTAGTTCAATACTTATTAAACAAGGTAGATGCAATTACAGGACTTGTTGAGATGGCAAACATTTGTAGTGTTCCAATTAGTTTCCTTATTCTAAGAGGACAAGGTATTAAATTAACAAGTTATGTTTGTAAGAAATGCCGTGAAAACGATATGATTATGCCAGACATAGCAAAGAAAACAAATGATGATGGTTATGAAGGTGCAATTGTTCTTGATCCAAAAAGTGATTTGTATCTAGACAATCCAGTAGCATGTGTAGATTATGCTTCTTTGTATCCGTCGTCCATGATCAGCGAAAACTTGTCACACGATAGTAAAGTGTGGACAAAGGAATATGATCTTGATGGTAAACTAGTTACTGTTACTGGTGAAAGAAGCCCTGATGATAATTCAGTGTTCATTTACGATAATCTTCCGGGATATGAATATGTTGATGTTACATACGACACATATAAATATGTCAAAAAAAACCCTAGTTCTGCAGCAGTGAAGGTAAAGAAGGGATATAAAATATGCAGGTTTGCACAGTTCCCGGAAGGAAAGGGAATTATGCCATCAATTCTACAAGAGCTTTTGAAAGCTCGCAAGTCAACACGCAAACTTATTCCTCAGCAAACAGATGACTTTATGAAGAGTGTACTTGATAAACGCCAGCTTGCATATAAGGTTACTGCTAATTCTTTGTATGGACAATGTGGTGCAAGAACAAGCACGTTTTACGAAAAAGATATCGCAGCATCAACGACTGCAATTGGTAGACAGTTGTTAACTTATGCAAAGCGTATAATTGAAGAAGTTTACGGCGATGCTGTCATGGATACAATGAAGCACGGCAAAGTTCGCACCAAAGCAGAGTATGTGTACGGGGACACTGATTCTGTATTCTTTACATTCAATCTTGAAGAGTTAGACGGAACCCCCATCCGTGGAAAGAAGGCATTAGAGCTGACCATTGAACTTGCCAAGAAGGCAGGCGAAATGGCAACCAAATTCTTAAAGAAGCCACATGATTTGGAGTATGAAAAGACATTTATGCCATTCTGTCTTTTAAGCAAGAAGCGGTATGTGGGCATGTTGTACGAAGAAGATCCAAATAAAGGTAGCCGCAAAGAGATGGGAATTGTATTAAAGCGACGAGATAATGCACCGATTGTGAAGGATATATATGGCGGCATCATTGACATTCTTATGAAGGAACAAGACATAAAGAAGGCAGTTGATTTCATGCAGTCATGTATACAAAACTTGGTTGAAGAGAAATACTCAATGGATAAATTAATCATCAGTAAGTCTATTCGGTCTGATTACAAAAATCCGCACCAGATTGCACATAAGGTACTTGCAGATAGGATGACATCACGTGATCCTGGAAATAAACCTGCGTCTGGAGATCGTATACCATACGTATATATCCATAATCCAAACAAGGCTGCCCTTCAAGGCGATAGAATAGAAACACCAACCTTTATCACTGAGAACAATATCAAGATTGACTATTCGTTTTACATCACGAACCAAGTCATGAAACCAGTTCAACAGGTGTTTGCTCTTGTTCTTGAAAAAATATGGCAAATGCAAGGAAAGTCGAGTAAGATTGTAAGATTTAAAGGTGAAGTAAAAAAGTTAGAAAAAGACACAGACCCAGAAAAGTTTGCCGATAAGTTAGAAGCTTTGAAGAACAAAGAAGTAAAGGCTCTTCTGTTTGACAAATATATTAATAAAGCAAACATTCAAAAACAGGGTATGCGAGAGTTGTCATCCTTCTTTGGAAAGTAGTTACATAGTTAGTTGTATGTGACAATATTGTATATGGTGTATTTTTATTTTACGAAATAAAAATACATCGTTTGAACATTTATAAATAATATAAACACAAATTGTTTATATTATGTAAAGATGAGTGAATGCAAAATCAAAGTTTATCATATAACATCAGAGTATAACAAATCGACGTATCAAACAGAACAATGGAATAATATATTATCTAATGGGAAACCTGTTTGTTGTGAAATAACAAATTACTTTTATTGGGGCACATTTGAAATCGAACTAACAGACAAGGAAAAAGAAGAAATATTGAAAAAAAGTAGCATTATATTGAATGATTATGCAGGAGTTTCTGTAGAAAGTTTAGATGATGGGTGTAATTCTTCAGTTGAGATTTGTAATAAAGAGAGTTTTACACCAGAAGAGTTGAAAGAAATACATCGACTTATTTATTTAGACCCGGACGACGAAAAATCTTACACAAGTGACTGCACCAATGTCGACGAAGATGTATTAGAACAAAATGGTTGGTCAATGGATGATACGATTTATGGAATCAATAGTAGCTGTGAACTGGAGTGTATAAGTGGTGATGATTAACCTGCCGTTCCAGATGTAGATATGTTCTGTATGTAAATGTCCACATGTGGAAACCTAAAATATCTATTCTTTTGATACGTCTTCACTATTTTCACTATTCTTGGACTCTTTGCCTGCTATTTGAGTGTCAGTTGTATTGGATAGGTTTTCAAACTTTGTTTCAAGTTCTACTATCTTTTGTTTCATTGTGTTTACGGTTTTATTAAGTATTTCTGTCTTTTGTCTAGACTGAATAAGCAATGAATAAAGATATGTGTTAGTTAGTTTATTGTTAATGTTTGTTTGTTGAACAACAACTGCAGGTTTATTTTCAGAAATTAAATCAGTTTTGTTTGCTTGTGATTGTTCAGATTTAATGTTATTCGTTTGATTAGTCTGTGGAGATGGAGGAGGCTTATCAAATACAGTTGGTTCGGGGACAAGTGACTTAGGGACTTCTTTTAAGTTTAACCAACCCAATGCTTGTACGGGGTCGTTGATATTATTTGAAAATGTAATTTCTTGTGTTTTTCTCTGTTCGTTAGTAGTTGCGATTTGTTGTTGGGTCTCATTGTTATTAATGGGTCTATCTATACGTTTATCTGAAAAATCAATACCATCAGGCACTTCGTTTTTCCTGTATACATCGAAATCATTTTGTATTTTTTGATATCTATTTTCAAAATCACTCAGTCGTTCGGTTTTAAGATCTTGTATAGTAATTGCATTTTTACCTAGATTACTAGTATTATCAATATGTAGTTTTTGAACTTCTCCGGTCACTGGTTTGGTATCATAAACACTTGTAATATTTGTGTTTTTATCCAAAGAAGGTTGAAACTTCTTAATAAAATATAAAATAAACTTTTTATTAAACTCTATAATACTAGATGTATCATATATATTATCTTCGACAAACATTCTGACATGTTGAATATAATATGATCTCAACTTTTGTTCACCTTCGACACCATTAGTCTCGATGCTTGTTTTAAATGCGGGAGTAGTAATAATAATTTTCCACAACAAGTTTATGTTGTTTTCTTTTACAAAGAGTTTTGTTGTTTTATTGTTTGATATCATATCTACGATTGTTGTCATAATATAATATATACCTTATATTTTGTTATATATTACACGTAATTTACATTTATATATTTTTATAAAGATTCATTAAAGTATATTTTACGAAACTTTTGCACACATTTATCCGTAATATAATGTGTTTTAAAATATTCTCCATCATGTGTATCTTCTAACATGTGAATAATAAAATATAAAGAGTATACACCGCATTCCGTGTCTTCCATCTGATGTTCTTGTGGATGATTTTCATCATATACAAACTCTATTTTATCTTTCTTGGGTAAATGAATGCCTTGTCTTTTCACCATATCAACGAACTTTTTTATTTGTGGCGGTATTGTCTTTCCAACACTGTCGAAAAAGAAAATACTCCCCTTTTTAATATTGATAAAAAGAGAGACCCAATGAGATCCACCTTTGTAATGAGGATCAAGATTAAAAATAACACCAATCTTTGTCTTTCCTCTTTTAATTTGATCACTTAAATCAAAATGGCATAACTCCTCCCAAACACATTCGCCATACATTTTATGTGTATCATAATCAACGGGCGACGGACCTATAAAATCAAAACATTTATATTTCTTTTCATATTGCTTCATTACCGAAATAATGTCGTTACTTGATAACCATTCATTTGGGTTCTTTTTCCATTTTGCTGGCGACTCCGGTGCAAACGCAACACTAAGTTCATTTCCTATTCCTTTCTTTGCAAACTTTTGTTTCAACCAACAAGACTCTTTATTGCAAACATTTTTTAGTTTATTTTTTAACTGTTTCCATGTATTACGTATGGTTCCAGTATTAACCTTATCATCGGGATGTCTTGTATTCCATAAAGTTTTTAATTTGCATATGGATTCGTCTCTTATACATGTAAACTTTTTTTTATTACCGTCGGGGCCACATTGTAACTTCTTTAATTTTAATTTTTTTGACTTAGCTGTCTTCTTTTTATTTTTTGACTTAGCTGTCTTCTTTTTATTTTTCTTAGTCCTCGCCATTATACTACACTGAGATTTTTCTTTGTAGTATAATTATACCTAATTTCGATTATGTCATGCCTGCAAAGTTTACACCTTACTATTTTTAATATCTTGTCTAGTATGATTATTAAATGCGTCTTTGCTAGTGCTAGTCATATTTGGATCAAACATATCAAAATGTTCTTCTTTAAACAATAAAGGGTGTGACTGAACATTTGGTTTTTCTGGGTGAGAAAAAGAGCTTAATGTATATAGATCACTTGAACTCGCCGGCACATAAGCTGCCTGAGGACATGATTGTAATGCAAAAAACTGATTTCTCATATCAGATTCAACATCAATATTTCCAGAAAATCCGCTCCACGGAGCATTCGTATTTGCGGGATAAAATGTAGAATGGGGGCTATATTGAGGAACTGACATCAATGGAACATTATTTGATGGTGCCGGGTTAGTAGTCATAAGTTTTGTATACTTTGTCTGTGTCGGACGAAGAGAGAAATAAGGCTGAAGAACACTAGAAGGAATGTTTCGGTCGTATAGTCTATCGTTTGTCTGATTATTCATTTCAGAAACAGTCTCCATATTGTTGTCTCTATTCATATTTGTCTATATACATATTATATATAATTTTAGTCAAAGTTCTTTAATATATTGTATATAATTATAATATTAAAGACGTCACATATTATATTGTATACGTGTTGTCATGTGTGGTATATTTGGTATTCTAAATAACTGCGAACATCCTGAACATGTGGAATATAATGACGAAACGACTAGACAAGAAATGAGTAACATGAATTATATAGACGATAACCTTATTCAGTGTTCATTTGAAAAAGGAAAGGGAAGGGGACCCGAAACGTCTAAACTGCTCAAGGTTGCAGATAACGTTACATTAGGATTTCATCGTTTGGCAATCAATGGGCTTGATCAGATGTCAGACCAGCCACTTGAGATGCATGGTATATATTTGATATGCAACGGAGAAATTTATAATTACAAAGAACTATATCAACTCATGCCAGATGTACAACCTAAAACAAACTCAGATTGTGAGATTATTCTTCATCTATATTTTCGTTATGGTATTGAACACACACTTAAACTATTAGACGGAGTGTTTGCATTTGTTATATTGGATACAAGACATACACTAGATGATAATGGAACAACCAGAAGGAAAAGAATGTTTATGGCAAGAGACCCATACGGAGTGAGACCAATGTACATGCTAACCCCAAAGTATATCAAAACTAATCCAGAAGATAAGTTAGTCGATACTCCACAATCTCAATCTCAACATACTTCTAATACATATGCATTTGCGTCAGAACTTAAATCTCTTATTCCACTAAAAAATATTCTACATCATGCTGAAATCAAACAGTTCTTACCTGGAAGTTACAGTGAGTTCGTTGAAGAACCTTATAGATCATCTGATATATGTGCTTGGTCACCTCGTAATGGTATGCAAAATGTGACATATACCTCTCAAGGGTTTCGATCAACTATGGTTGATCAACCAATGATAGATTATCACCTAGACGTTCTTGAAAATATTCAAAAATATTTAAAATCGGCAGTTCTAAAAAGAACTATAGTTACAGATAGACCAATAGCATGTCTTCTTTCAGGAGGACTTGACAGTAGTCTTATTACAGCCCTCGTAAATGATGTACGCAAGAATGTATTGAAAACAGATGTTCCGCTTGAAACCTATAGTATTGGAATTGAGGGTTCTTCTGATCTTGTATATGCTAAGAAGGTTGCAGACTATCTAGGAACCAATCATACTGAGGTTGTTATTAGCGAACAAGAGTTTTTTGATGCAATTCCAGAAGTAATCAAGGCTATTGAAAGTTATGATACCACAACAGTGAGAGCCTCTATTGGTAACTATTTACTTGGAAAATATATTTCACAACATAGTGATGCCAAGGTTATTTTTAATGGAGATGGTTCAGACGAACTGTGTGGTGGATATCTATATATGCATGCATGTCATGATCCTATCGAGTTTGATAAAGAGTGTCGCCGATTACTCAGTAATATATACAACTTTGATGTTCTTCGATCTGACAAATCTATTTCTTCTCATGGTCTAGAGCCACGAACACCATTCCTAGATAGAGCATGGGTAGACTACTATCTAAGCATCCATCCTAACGTAAGATGTCATTCAACCAAACAACAACCAGAGAAATATCTTCTTCGAAAAGCTTTTTCAAAACCACATTTTGCTACAATGGATGGCAAGGCTCTTTTGCCAGATGAAATCTTGTGGAGAACCAAGGAGGCATTCAGTGACGGTGTAACAAACACCTCGAGATCACTTTTCCAAATTATCCAAGACAAGATAAGGGATGACTGGTCCATTATAGAAAAGATCGGGGGGAGTGTTGATTGGTCAAAGTTTGCAGACAATGAACCACAAACAATGGAACAGAAATATTATCGATATCTGTTTGAGAATGAATATAAGAATTGTGGAAATGTGATCCCATTCTTTTGGATGCCAAAATATGTATATGCAAGCGATTCTAGTGCAAGACTACTTTCTTTATATAAAACGGTTGGAGAAAACGAAAAAAACTTGTCGCAACCTGAACAAGAAAAAGATGATGACTTGGATACATCATCAGTTACTATGTAAATTATAAAAGTTTTATCATTTAATTAACAACATTAAATGATAAAAGGGCATCAATGTGACTGTCTTCTGCGTTATATTTATTTACCATCGTCATATTTTTCATTGAACAACGCATCCACTGCATCTTCCTCTTCTTCAACTGGATAGTCGGATGGATCTGTTGTATATTCATATGGATCTTTTAATAATGCATCTGCATCTGCATCACTTTTACTTATGGAGTCATCCTTTTCAGCATAAAACAAGTTTTTTCCAACAACAGTATCAACTGGTTCCACTTGTGCTGTCCTTTGTTTAAAGGGTGAGATCGGAATAAGTCCTCGTTTTTGTTGTATTATTTGTTGTCTTTCTTTTTGATTTGATGTTATCACACGTTGTAGTTTGTCTGCGGTTCCCGTAGATTTTAATTTTCTGTTGGTTCTTCGCCCGTGTGCTTCGAGATCTCTCCAGTCTATATACTTTTGATTAAGTTGAGCCGGTGAACCAGAATTAATATCATCATGGGAATACTTAAAAAAAACTCTATACAAAGACTTCGGTGGACGCATCTCGTAACCTCCTTGGCCAAGTTTTTCGTTTATTTTATTCATTCGATAATCAATCTCCTCTTGGGATTTTTTAGGTCCCGACCCCCTCCGTTTACGAGTTCTCCTAATTTTATTTTTATGTGTCTTCCTTCTTTTATTTGCAGTTTTTTTTGAAGTTTTCTTTCCATAACGTCTTTTTTTTATAGTTTTCATATTATTTACTAATTTACTATACTATATAAATATATTTTATATCATAGAGACTAAATAAGAAAAAACAGGGCGTCCCCTGGGATTGTTTTCAGAGTTACTGATTTCGCATTAACTATGGACAAGCCATGAGCTAACACTAGGGGTATCAAACGCACCCCTGCATATTAACGATTAGTACAATCCAAACAAATTGTCTGCATACATCTCCATTCAATATTATCCACTGACGAGGAATAACCAATTATCATTTTCAGTAATTGAAGTTAAACTTGGGCGAGACTATCTTCTTGTCAAACCGGGCAATGGGAGTGATCAGCTCCACGGAGGGTTCATCTGCATACGACCGGTTAAGGTAATATGCGTTTAACAAGTTGACAACAGAGTCACATTGAGTTTCTGATTACACAGATATATGTATATATCTATATCTGTGTCTAACTTTACATATTTATTAGTTGATAGTTTGCGCGCTGATACATAATAGTATCAACTAACAATTAGTTTGCTTGACCGATAAACAGGCGTATCGTGCGTGTTAAATTATACCGGCACTATCAACAACCACTATTGAGCCAAGTTAGAAGCTCGACCACAACATACGTCGGTCGATTGACGTTCAATTTATTGTTTGTATTGTTTTAATTGCCCAATGATACAATAACATGAAATAAGTTTTATTTTAACGAATAACTATATTTTATATCATAGAGACTAAATAAGAAAAAATAGGGCGTCCCCTATAGATTGTTTTCTGAGTTACAGATTTCGCATTAACTATGGACAAGCCATGAGCTAACACTAAGGTATCACGTACCCTATTTATTAACGATTA